CATTTTTCACCATGTTTAGGTATTACCCCATATTTAGATTTTCTTGCACTTAAATCATTACATAAAAAATGAAATCTAGGGTTTTCTGGAAATAAATTATCATAGAGTTTATCTATGGTATTACCATTATCGTGATAATCTATATTAGTAGACATAAATGATTTAACAAACTCATATGGATCATTCCCACCAAGAAACTCTTGTACTTTATTATATGTTTCTTGATTTTTTATTGGTTCGAAAGCTGATTGTGCCCAAGCCTCTTTATCATCACCCAAACCACCTCTAGACTTTTCTAAGACATCAGCTATATATTTTGGTGATGGATTATTTTTAAGTTTTTTATAATCCATTTTAAATGGGGTTTCAGACCCTTTTAGATTATATATTTTATAATAAAGTTTATCTATTGTATTACCATTTTTATGATAATCTTCATCGGTATCCATAAATGATTTAACAAACTTATAAGGGTCAGACTTCAATATTTGTTTTACTTTGTTATAAGTATCATAATCTTTTATAGCCTCAAAAGCAGATTGTGCCCAAGCCTCTTCATCATTCCACTTACCTTTAGAGTTTTTTATAACTGCTGTAATATATTCTGGTGATGGATTATTTTTAAGTTTTTTATAATCCATTTTAAATTCTTTCTCATCACCTTGTTCAGATAATAACAACGATTTATATTGCGATTCAGTTATTTTTAATACCTTTTTCATTAATCTTAATCTTTCTTTATAAATATTACACTAAATAAAAAAAGCCCTCCATTAATGGAAGGCTTAAAATAATATAATTTCTTATATTTGATAAATATAAGGTTAATAAAAAAAATCAAATTATATGTTTTCTAATTTCATCTATTACCCATTCTATATTATTTTTGATATCATCTTCCCAAAACCTTAGTAATCGTAACCCATTACTTTTTTCACAAATATTATTTTTTATTGTATCATTTTTTATTGTATTAATTTGTGATTCGTATATAGGTCCTTTTGGGTATTTTTTTGGGTTACAATGAAAAAAATCACCATCTACTTCAATAACTAAATCATATTTAGGTAAATAATAATCAAAATTAAAACCACATATAGTATATTGAGATTCATATTCTATTTTTAACATTGTCAGTATTTGTTCAAAATATTTCTCTAACAAAGTCTTATTTTTATGGTGGTTATTTTTTATTCTTTTAGATTGTAAAATACTTTGTTTTTCTTTATTTTCTTCTTTACCCCAGTATTCTCTCATACCCTCATCAAGTTTATCTAAAACATATTGAGGTCTTTTTCTACCTTTAAGTGCTTTTGAAATTTTTTTACTTCTATCTAAATTAGATCTTATCTTATCTCCGTAATCTAATCTTTCATCATCTTCTTTGGTTATCCCTTTATTCCATATAACAAGTTCACCAGACTCATACATCTTCCTTTGAGTATCTTTAGATTTTTTCTGTGCGTCTATATTATGACCCCAATTATTGTTAACTCTAGATGCATGTCCCCTAATATAATCCCTAAAACCTTTTTTAATACCTAAGAATGTTGGTGTTTCACCACAACCACATTTACATTTTGGTGTTTCACCATCCAAATTATGTTTGATAAAAGTTTCTTGAGGTTTAATTTTGTGCTTTTTAATATTATGAGATGATAACCCCCATAATGAATCATACTCCTTATCACATATTTCACATTTATATTGCATAAAAAATCCCTTTTACATATAAATATATACATAAAAGGGAAAGTCTTATATTTGATAAAGGAATATCAGAACACGTTTATCGCCCTATCGAATCTTAATGTACATGTGATATCTGCCAAATCATTAGATGAATAATCTAAACCACCGAAGTCAGCATCATTTAATTGTGTACCTTGTAAAATCCATTTTTGTACCACAACTCCAGTTGGATCTAACATTTCTAATTCAATATCTTTCTTATAACCTGCAGCATAACCTTGTCTACCTGTTACTGATTCTGAATGTAATCTAACCCACTCCATTAATGCTTGTGTAGCTGAAGGTCCGATTGGATCTCTAAATGTTACTGAAATAGTTTCCCACTTAAATCTACCAATCACATAAGTTGATGTATTTAAAAAAGGAATTTCTGTCTCTTCACTCGTATATTTTGGTCTAGATGTTGTTGACACCCACCACTCTTGAATACCCAATTCATCAGGGAATCTTAATATAAATCGATTCTTTCTTAACGGCTCGTAAGGTACGGGCATTCTCATTAACATATCTGCCATAATTCTATTGTTTTAATTTTCTTTTTATTCTTTTTATTATAAATATTTACTTTTTAAAAAAATTATCTTTCGATAACAATTCTTTTTTTCTTTGTATCTTTAGGATCTGAAGTATCATAAACTAAAAACCTAACATTAGGGTAAGTTTTCTTTAATTCATTACTAATATATTCCTCAGCCTTTTTAACATTACCTAAGTCATCATCACTAAATCCTACACTTAATCCTTTATATTCAGGATTTAATTCTAATTTCTTAGCTACTTTAACCACTCTACTAACAAAATCTCTTAATGCGATTGTTTTAGCAATTTCTGGATTCTCAGCACCACCTTCATCACCAAACTTTTCTTTAAATTCGTCTGAAGATACTGGATGATAATCTTGTAAACTTAAATACTGATCTATTGAAGTGCCTCTTAAATTATCTTCCATTGTTCTTTTTTCATCATCAGAGAATGTTAAATCGATTAATAGTCTTGTACCATCTCTAAGAGCTTTTGGTGATTGTCCTCTAGCCGTTATGATAGAAAAGTCGTTACCATACATTAAAGCTTCTTTAAACTTATCGAAACTAGGTCCGTATGAATTATTTCTAACTGCTTTTTGTGTATCTCTCATAAACGCATCATAATCTCTAAAATCAGCAAAAGCTTCTAAAGGGTTGTCGTTTAATAATCTATACTCTGTACCTATTAAATGTCTCATTTCAGCAAACTCTGATGTAGATACATCTACAGGGATAAATTCACCACCCACCTTTTTCTCTAAATGAATTTGTGTTGGCATATTAAGAATGTTATCATCCCAGTCAAAAGAATAAGCTCTTTTTTGAAACTCTAACAATGTCTTATATTGCGATTCTGTTAATTTTAATTTCATAGGGTTAAATTAAATGGGGGAGATTTCTCTCCCCACATTATTATTTTTATTATTAAATATTATCGAAGTTAGCACCTGTGTTAGTAATGTTAAACTCAACACTGATGTATTCTAATGATCTTGTTGGTTTAACGAATATTCTACCATTTAATTCGTTTCTATCGATAGATTCTGGATCGTTATCTAATTGTACTCTAAAGTCAGTTAAACCTCTTTCTTTTCTAATGTTATCTAAGATAGGGTTAACCAATGTTAAGAATTGATTTCTTACAACATCATCATTTTGTTCGAATAACAATCTAATTGAAACTGCTGAAATAAGTTTTCTAGCTTGTAACAATAATCTTCTAACGTTGATTCTGTTAAGAGCAGTTTCTTTATCTTGTAACGTTTTGTTACCCCAAATAACTACACCCACATCTGAGAATGTTGCCATAGGGTTAATCTTACCTTCGTATAATGTATCTCTCTGATCTAAAGTTAATTTAGTTCTTGCTTTGATTGCGTTTGTTGTACCTCTATTGATACCTGCTGTAGCAAACCAAGGGAAAGCGATATTATCAGTAAGTGCGATGTTTCTAACAACCTCTAATGTTGGTGGTAACCAAACATATTGGTTATTCTCAGTATCTAGCATTTGTAACCAAGGGAAGTAAGTAGCCGAATAGTTGGAATCAATTCCTGAATCCTCAACGATATCAACAGCCTCATCTGGTGTTAATGCAACTACACCACTACTATCAGTGTCAGGTGTTGTTAATACATATAATGAATCAGCTCTTTCTTCTTCCACCATATCAATAGCTTCCTCTATTAAAGAGATGTTATCTCTAGAATCGATACCTGGTGTTGCAAATACATTAATGTTAACCGCTTCTGGGTTAGCGAAAGTTCTAATACCTTCGAAGTATGCGTACCAGTCAGAATCTAAACCATCAACTTCTGTAGAAGTAACTCTCGGTTCAAATGTACCTGAAGTTAACCCTAATGTTGCTCTACTACCATTGATTTTATACCTATCATCATTTGTTCTCTTAGTTCTATAGATATCCCATCCATCATAACCACCAAATGGTGCGAATGTGAATTTTCTAGAATCTAATCTTTCATAATCTGTATTAGCTAAATCAGCTTCATTTCTAAATTCTGCGTCACCTACTTGAAAAGAATTAGATACACCAGCAATTGTTGTAGTAGTAACACCAGAATCCATATGGAAACCTTCTGTTCTACCTGTCCAAGATTCACCATTATCTAAACCTTTATAGTTAAAGAAATCTTGATCTACACCGATATCTGTACTTAAACCTAAGTAAGCTTTTCTTTTCTTCTCATTGTTTGTGTAAGAAGTTTTGTATTCAATTAATGGAGATTTAGCAGTACCATTACCACCAACATAATCTCTAACTGAAACTCCTTCAAATCCTGCTGGGAAAGCATCTTCTGGATACTTATCAGCCATCTCAACCATAACGTATTTACTCTTCAATGCGAATTCACCATCCGCAGTACCAATCTTTCTTCCGATAAATCCACTATCTGTTGGATTCATAGAAAGTTTTGAGAATTTCTCAACGATAACTGGTCTAGCGTCATCATCATAGAATTTTCTAATTACTAAGTCGAAAGTTGCGTCATCTGGTTTAATGTTAATGATAGATACTTTAACATCTTCATTTGCTGCATTACCATCAGAAATTGTAATTAATCTAAATAATCTAAATAAATCTGTACCTCTTAATTCAGATAATACATAAGGAGTAACTGCAGAAGTATATTCTTCATTATAATCATCTAAGTTACTAGCAATTTGAATAATTTCAGAGTTGATACCTCTAACTTTACCATCCGCATTTAAATCATCTAAAGTATTTTTATAAATTTCTTCAACAAATAATTCTGCGTCTTTGTCTTCTGCAGAATTACCTAATACCTTACTGATATAGTTTTTCTTTGTTGAGTCAAAAGATACATTGTAAGAGAATGTATCTAAATCTCTATTTGTCCCTGTAATTGTGAAAGTCGATAATGGATCTTTTTCTATAGTGTCAGCGTCCGAACCTTCAATATTAACTGAAGTTGATGCACTAACCTCAAATTCCATTTCCTCATCAGAGTTAACTGACCCTCTACTTCTTAAAGTAGCTACTACACTTCCTTCTACATCACTATAAGCTGTACCACTATATGTTACATAAGTAGATGCTGATGTTGTACCAGTTACGACACCACCACCTATATCTTGACTATTAATAATTTTTAGGTTGAAAGTCGCACCCTCAAAGTTACTACCTGTTTTAACATATTTAGGTGTAGATAATGTAATATCTTGACCAGCACTTTTTAAACCTAAACTACTAAACTCACTTGTTAATTCACCATCATTATATAAGTCTTCGATACCAGCCGCTGCAGGATCCCATACAATACTTATAGGTGTACCACCAGTAGACGCTGAATATGTCATAGCTAATGGGGAAATGTCACCATTAGAAGTTTCCACAATTGTAGATGGATCGATAGCTGCGTCAATAGTAAGTGACCAAGCCGCACCTGCTTTATAACCTGATAAACCTAATACTCTTGTCACATACAATTGGTTTGTTTGTGATAAGAAAGATTTAGCAATATAATTTAATTCATATTTCTGAAATCCAGAACCTTCAAACTTATCACTATTTAATCCACCAAAATATTTTTGGAATTCGTCATAGTCTGAAATAAATACTGGTTCAAATGCTGGACCTTTAGGGGTTTCTCCCACTAAACCTAATGTGGTAACCCCTACTTGTCTTGTGACAAATGTTAAGTCTTTCTCCGATGTGAATACACCTGGACTTACAAAAATTCTGTCTGTTGATGCCATTTAATTTAATTTTTTATTTGTTTTATTATTTTATCCTTTTCATTATAAATATACTTAACTTTACCAAAGTTTTATAATACATGTATTATATGTTCATTTAGTATGAAAAAAATCATACTTTTGTATACTTATTTAATAAAAGGCATGAAAAGGACTAAAAATCTAAAGATTACGCCAAAGACACACGAGATGTTAAAAGTGTATTGTGAAGAGAATGGTTTAAAGATGTTTGCATTTGTCGAAAAATTAATCAAAGAACAATGCGACAAACCTAAAGATATGTATGGTGAATAATATTACCCTTCTGAATTAGTTATTTTTTTCTTGTTACAAAAACAAAGTTCCCATCATAACAATATTCATTATCGACAAAATTATCTGTTAAACAATACATATAAGGTTCTGGGTGTGATAACATAATATTTGCCAATCTTTGTTCATCTATATTTTCTAATTTATTACCATTTTTATCATACCATACATACCAATCTCTATTAATTGTAAATGCAGATGGATATTGAAAGTTATTCATGAAGTTTAACCCTTCATTAACACTATTAAACGACATTAATATAATTTGTTTCATAATATTTAATTTCTAGTTATTCTTTGAATCCATACAGTGTTTTCAACGGACTCACCTGTGTTATAAACTATTACGTGATATGCTGGATAAGTAACATCATTTTCTGCGGTTATAAATACTTCTAATCTATTACCACTAGAAACACCAGCCGTATAAACATCATAATTAACACCTGTTGTTGTGATAAATGTGTTCTGTGTCGAACCACCAACTAAATAGGCTAAACTTCTCATATCACCAATACCACCAGGAGCAACTTTCATTTGAAATTCTAAGTCATTACCCGTTTCATCCCAATTAAATAATACATTCGTATCTTCAAATATTGGTCTTGTATCAACTGAATTTGATATTGAATAGTAAAAGTTTTCAACTGTTGAGTTACTATCACCACCAGCAGTTGTACCAGTAACCACTTGACCATTTGAATCAAAACCTAAATTACCAACAGGTGCACCACCACCAATTGTAGTTATATTAAGTGTTGTGGCAGTTAAACTACCATCTACAATGGTATCACTATCTATAAATGTGTCATACCCAGTATTACCAATAAACACTCTATCTTGATTATCTACACCAATTAGAGATACATTATCATCTGCACCTGTCCTACCTTGTAAGAAATAAGAATTATCTATTAAATTAATGTGTCCGTTAAACACATCTATTGCCGAGTTTGATGTAATACTAGTAGCTGTTAGTGTGTTAAGTGTTGTATCACCTGTAACATCTAAATCGCCATTTATTGTTAAACCACTAACTTGATTTATAGTTGCTGCGTATGAACCACTATTATCATCAGTTATAGTAAATGTGTTATTGTTATCGTATGAGAAACCAGTAACACTTACACCTAAATCAGTTTTAATAACTTCTTGTGGTGTATCATTACCATTACCTAACCATACATAATCGGTTGTTAAGTTTGGTAATCCAGCAGTTCTAGCGGTGTTAAATATAAATAATTGACCACCTGTCACATGAACTTTTAATATCTTAGCAATTCTTTGTATTTGTGTATTTGTCCCTGATGGTCTGTTTTTAGTTAAACCACCATCAGTTGTATTCATATATAATACATCATTTACTAACCAAGTCTCACCATTAGGGTTAAGTGTTGATACAGTACTTGTCGTATCCAAACCAGTAATTTTACCAAAAGTAATAATTGGGTTTGTTGTACTATCATCAAAATCCTCACCTGTAAATCCAATCACAGGCATTGTAGTTGCGGTTGTAGCATTAGCCAATTCAACCTCATGTATATCATCATCAAAACCTGTGACATAAACTGGACAACCTTTATCTATTGTTCCAGCACTTCCTTTTTTACCCCATATTGTAACAGTACCAATACTACCATATTCTTGTGTCGCAATCCATTCATTTGATGTAACATCAAAGTATAATTGTCTTCCTTGATATGAATTATCTGGTGTTGTTGGTATTCCAGTTGTTACATCATCTAAATCATTTAGTGTTAACCCTGTATATGTTGACGCTGAAAACACACCATTTATTGTTAAACCTGTAAGAGTATTAATTGTTGCTGATAAATCACCTAAACCACCATTTCTAGTTATTGTTAATGTGTTAGCATCATTATATGTGAATCCTGTTACATAGAAGTTATCACCACCTGATGTGAAACCTGTGACTATAACGCTATTACCATCGTTTCTATCTAGCGTTAATGAGCCTGAATTATAAGTACCACCAGTAACATAATAATCTGCACCTGTACCACCAGAACTAGATGAATATAATGATAATATTGTACCTGTTGAATCTTTATAATAAACTAATTTATCGGTTAAATCATAAAAATATGTGTCATTAGTAACACCACTCCAGTCAATAT